TGAACAAATTGCTCGTGCATTGCCAAATAAGCGGTTTTTAGGCGTTTTAGGGAGCTATGATCCTCAAATGGATGCTAACCTTCCAAATTTAAAATTAGTGCCTAATACGCCAGATATTGCGCAATATTACAAGCAAACTAGGATACTACTAATGCCAAGTGATTACGAGAGCTGGGGAAGAACGGCAACGGAGGCTTATTGCTCTGGGATTCCAGTAATAAGCACAATGGCCGAAGGACTTGTAGAGAATTGCGGAAAGGCTGGCATATTCATAAAAGATAGGAATGATATTAAAAGCTGGATTAAGGCAATTACTGAACTGGATGATGCCAAAAAATATAGTGAGGCATCCAAAAAAGCAAAAGAGAGATCAAGAGAGCATGATCCGAGAAAAGCGCTTGATGAATTTGAGGTCTGGTTCAGAGAAATGGTTAATAAATATAAGTAAGTATGGCGATATATATAAACGGAACAACAATCTTAGCTGATGGGGTTGTTGAGCCAGTGAGCTTAACTGACGCAAAGAATTGGATGCGAATTGATTATACATCAGATGATACTTTAATACAATCATTAATAAACGCATCAAGAGTACATATTGAAAAGCTGACTGGTGTTGCGTTTGTAAATAAACTACTTAAAAGCTATATTCAAACAACTGGTTACGAGCCGAGTGTATGGATGGTTGATTTGCCTTACGGCCCAGTTATTTGTATAGATAGCGTAAAAATAAAAACTGGTATAAATACTTGGGAAACATTGACAAAAAACGAGGATTATGAGGTGATTGCTGGTAAACTTTGGCTTTATACTCAAGGCAATTACGAGGTACAATATCAAAGTGGATATAGCTCTGCGCCAGAGGATATTGCAACAGATATTCTTACATTGACTACATGGCAATATGAGAATAGAGGTAAAAAGTTCCAAGGGGATTCAAGAACTGGTCTTTTACAAGCATATCCAAATTGGGATGGATTAAATTATCATCAATATAAAAAGATAGTAATATAGTGGCAAAACCATTGACCATACGAATTGATGGGTTAGATTCTACTTTTGCAAAATTGAATGATCAAGTAGATGAGATAAAATTTCAAATAGATAATGAAATGGCTGCTGCCGTTGAAAGTATGGCAACATCAGCTAAACAAAATCTAAGGCCTGACTATGGTGCTTTAAGAGCATCAATATCTGCTAGAAAACTATCTAATTATAACTATCTTTTATCTGCAAATAAGGATTATGCTCCTTATATTGAATTTGGTACTGGTATATATGCAGCATCATATTTGAATAGCAAAGAAAAAGAGTGGCAAGATTTGGCTAGACAATATTATGTTAATGGTAAAGGTACAACACCTTCAGAGCCATATTTTTATCCAGCCGTAAAACAATGGACTGCAAGTCTTTTAAATAGAATAAAAACTATATTGAACAAAAATGAAAGATTGTAGTAATAGTTTAAGAACTGCATATGTAAATAAACTAAATGGGTTTATTACATATAATGGTAAAAATGTACCAGTATATGGCAATGATTCATTTAAAACACCCCCAAAGAATTATGTTATTATAAGCGACATTATAGAATCACCACAAAATACAAATCAAAGTTTTACATCTAGCGCAGATGTTACAATAGATATATATAGTGAACAATATTTAACTAGAGATAATGCAGTAGTAGATAATATTGCTAATCAAATCTTAACTTTGTTAATACCTACTACTGGAATACCAGATATTGGAGATACTGATTTTCAGATTTTTGCAATGTCAAGAGGATCTTCTAGGTATATGACTATGACAGATGGACAAAATTATATAGTTAGAAAAATTTTAATCATAAACAATTTAGTAAACCAAAAATAAAACAACAATGGCACAAGTTCAAGGTTCTTTACAAAACATCGAGATTGACGTAGCTGGTGGGTCGTCATATAAAAACCTCGTATGTTTGCGTACATCTTCTGTTAATTCAACAGTAGATTCAACCACCGATCAAACAAATTGTGGAGTTCTTACTGCGGTAGGTGAGCCACAAATGAGTTTAGATTTTGATGCAATTTGCGAAACTGCTCCAACTGTTTCTCAAGTATCTTATAGCTCTTTACTTACTGCATTTGCTAATAAGACTTTAGTTACTGTAAGAGTTCAAAATCCAGTTGTAACTGGTTCAAGTGCTGGTGCTGCATATTACCATCAATTTGCTGGTTATATCACATCTTTAACACTTAATCAAGCTACTACTGAATTTATTAACTTTTCTGGAACAATCGCATCTACTGGAGCAATTGACGTAACTGCATAATTATGAATTATACTACTATAACTATTAATGGCGAAAAAGTTGGACTAAAATTTGGAATGTATTCTTTTAGATATTTATCTGAAGGAAGATTTATAGAAGGTACATCTTTCGCTAATAATCAACTTACTGAAATTGGAATAGCACATATTTTATATAGTGGCTATATTAATAATTGTGTTGTAAAAGACACAAAAGAGCCAAAATATACTTTCGAGGATTTTGTAGATTTTATTGAAAAGAATATTCAAAATGAGGATGTTCTTATAGAAATAAAAGGTGTTTTAGAAATATGGGCTGCATCTGAATTTATAAAAGGTAAGGAGACTGATACTGCAAAAAAAAAGACTACTCGTGGGAAGAAATAGAGGAGTACGCATTCGGTGAGTTAGGATTATTGCCAAATGATTTTTTTAATATGTCCCCTAGGCATTTTTCATTAATGCTTAAAGGATATGAAAGAAAGAAATTAGATGGATTTAAACAGACAAGAATGCTTATGTTTACAATGGTAAGGTTAATGGGTGATCCAAAAACTTCACCAAAAACACCAGAAGAATTGTGGAATTTACCTGGTGATGAAGCTCCTAAGATTGATGAAGAAGAGTATAGAGAAATATTTAAAAGATTAGGTAAATGAGTCTTAATATACAAGTAACCGCAGATGTAGCTAAAGCTGGTCAACAGATAGACCAATTTGCTAAAACATCTCGAATAGCTTTGACTAACTTAAGCCTTGTAGTTCAAGACTTACCATTTGGTTTTATTGGTATACAGAATAACTTGCCGTTTGTTGTTAAGTCATTTCAAGATTTAAGCAAAGAGGTAGGCGGGACTAGCAATGCTATAAAGTCATTATTAGGAAGTTTAACTGGGCCAGCAGGTTTATTTTTTGCATTTAGTGCAGTAACTACTGGCCTTACTTTACTTACTCAAGAATATGGAACTTTGGGTAATGCAGCTAAAGTTTTATTAGGAATACAACAATCACAAAAAAGTTTACTTGAATCATTAAATAAAGAAGTTGATAAAGCAAATTCTGGAATTATAGCAGAATATACAAATGCTCAATCTTTATATAATATTCTTACTAGCGGAAATTCAACACAATTACAAAGAGTTAATGCTTATAATCAATTAAATAAAGAATTTCCATCTTTATTAAAAGGATTAGAAAGAGAAAAAGTATTAACTGGAGAATTAAATTCTGAAATAGGTAATAGAATAAAATTACTTGTTACTCAATTAAAGCTAGAAGCTGAAAGAGATTTAATAGTTGAAAGTTTAAGAAAATCAACAGAAAATTATGTTAAATCACTAAGAAACTTAGGTAAAGAAGATTTCTTAACTGGTTTATTAAATAGAATTAGAGGGATTACTTCTGGTGATTTTAATTCATTAACCCAAGGTTTAACGGGTGCTGCTAAAAATTTAGGAAGTTTAAATAAAGAATCTGAATTTTGGGCTAAACAATTAGATGAAATAAATCAACAAATAACTAAATTAAATAACCCATTAAGTTCTTTAAATGGTAATTTAGATAATTCATCTAAAACATTAAAAAATAACAATAAACAAGCTAAAGAATATTTAGAAACATATAAGCAGTTATTAAATATTGTAAAGCCAGAAAAAACAAAAGAATTTATTGTTCCAAATGTTGGTGGCCCAATGGCTAACAATTTGAGAAGTCCATTTTTGCCAGATGAAGAGGATATAAGATTATATGAAGATGCTCTTAAATCATTTGAGTCAATTACACAAAAATACAACGATAGAATATTTGGAATATTTAATAGAACATTAAGGCAGCCAATCGAAGATTTATTTGATACTTTACTTACAACTGGTAAGGTAGCATGGGCAGATTTTGGTAATGCAGTTGTTGCAGTTTTAAAAAGAGTTGCATCACAATTAATCGCAACTGGTATTGCAAGTTTAATTGCTAATATTTTAGCACCTGGTGCTGGAGTAGGAGTAGCTGCTGGGTTAAGAGGAATAAGCACTAGCGCTCTTGGTGATTTCTTGAGTGTAGGTGGAGGAGCTAATTTTGGAGGAGTTGGCCCAGGCGGTCTTGCAATGACTGGCGCAGTAAGCCTAAGTTTAAGAGGGTCAGATTTAGTAGGTGCTATAAATAGAACAAACACTAATATTAATAGAATTGGCTAGAAGCGAAAAATATAGAATTGAGTTTAAAAGCAGAGAAGGTGATACTTGTACCGTTCAATTATTATACGAAGGTTGGACTGGTGGAGTTACATATCTTACGCCAGCCGCAAGGCCATTTGTATTGTCAGAGTATAATACAGATGAGAATTTATTCAAGCCTTATAGACCGCAACAAGCTACAATAAATATAATAGCAAGTGATTCATCAGTAACGATGGATAACTTTGTTACAGATAATGATAATGACATTGAGGTTATATTTTCTTTTGGTAGTTTTAGCCCATATTGGTATGGGTTTATTTTACAAGATAACTTCCAAGAAACTTGGATTGCTGGTGAACATATTTTAACGCTTACTGCAACAGAAGGCATCGGTCAATTATCAGAAAAGCAATTTAGCAATAACGGAGCTGAAGTAGTTGGAAAATTAACGCCATGGACTGCAATCGGATATTGCCTACAAGATGCACCACAAAGTTTAGTTCAATCAAGAGTTTATAATTCATTATATCATACATCAATGAATAGCACAAACACAGATATGTGTTTGGATCAATGTTATTTAGATGCTAGGACTTTTATGCAAGAGCCTAAGCAGTATGATAGTAAACTTGAGGTTCTTAATAAAATAAACGGATCATTTGGCCA